GTATACTGCTTTGGTTGGTCCAACGGCGATTACTGTTTGGTTGCAGAAGCTTGTGGACACAGCTAAAAAGGAGTAGAAACTATGAGCCAAGAAATTCCGTATGGACGTTACGAGGAAGCGTATAAGACTATTCACAGTGCTTTAAGCGGGCTTATGGCTCCACCAAGTGGAAAAAGAATAACGAAGCTAGCGTTTACGTGGAACGCTAACGGCACCGTCAACGCTTTGAAAGCGTTTATGGGCGATGAACTGCTTTTCACAGTCACCTTTTCCTGGAATGCGGATGGCACCCTACGGGAGGTGGCTCGAACATAGGCTGCTTTGCCAGTCTATGCGAGAAACCGAAAATAATGGAGGAGTGAATGAAATGGAGAAGATTGGAGTAGGTACGTTAGTGAAGTATCGTGTGGTTAAGCAGCATGTTGGTAAGCAGAAACCTTACGCCATAGATGAAAGCGAACATAACTGTTTCCTCGTTGAAGGCATGAATGAAATGTGGAAGCTGATACTGGGATTAGGCGGGACAGCTTTCAACAGCTCAAACGCTTACATAGGTGTTGGTGACGGCATTGCGGCGGAATCTGAGTCGCAGATGGGGCTTCAAGGCACAAACAAATACTATAAGGGTATGGCAAGCGGTTATCCAAAGGGTCCGGTGGATGCAGGCGACAAGAAAGCGGTTTTCCGCAGCGTTTTCACAAGTGATGAGGCTAATTTTGCGTGGGAGGAGGTTACCGTGGCTAATGGCAACAGCGACTCCGCTGTAAACATGCTGCGTATAGTGGCAAGCAAAGGCACTAAAGCCAGCGGTGAAGAGTGGACTGCTGAAGTGGAAGTGCAGTTCCAGAATCCAGCATAGCCTTGAAAGGCGGGATAATTATGGCTTTGGCTTTTTCAAGAGATGTGCTTTTGGATAAGTTGAGGGCTTTGAAGAAGGATAAAGATGTAATCCTATTTAGGCGGTTGGAAAGCGGCTGCTATGTTGGTATAACTGCCAAGGATTTTGCTGAGATGCTCAATTGGATTATGAAAGGCAAAGTGGTTGAGGAAATTGTGAAGGGTTACGCTGAAGATGGTTCACCGATAATTGAGCGGAAGGAGCGAGACCTGACGCCAGAAGAGGTTAAACAACGATGGCAAGATAGCGGTTATGTGGAGATTTTTGAGGAGTGGCTGACAAAGGGCGTTATCAGTCCGTCTGATCTGAAAACTTTGTTTGGGAGTGAGAAGCCATGGCTGTAGGCGACGTTAAAAGCGACTTGCAAAGCATTGCGGCTGGCAGTTCTTAGCTATTCAGCCGCCACAAGGCGAAGAATGGGTTATCCACAACATTTACCATGAGCATGATGTTGAACTACAGTTTTACGATGGCTCAAACGCTCTTGCCTTCGACACTGATGCTGGCGCTGGTGTTTACGCCAAATTCGCTTTCCATGTGAATAACAGCCGCTATATTCGCGTAAAAAACACGAACACCTCGGCTCGCCTTATAGGCTTTGACGGAGTGCAAACCAAATGACAAGGTTAACGCCTTCCCTGTCAAGCCTTAAAACGTTGAGTGTAACGGCTCAGACGCCGCAGGAGGCGGTTCTGGGCACGCCTGAAACTTTGCCTACAAGCGAGCCTGCCACGCCGCAAATAGGTTACACTGTGGCTAGCGCTGACCTGCCAGTTATAAACATAAGTGTTTACAGCAAGAAATGGACTGCCGTAATTATAGGTGCGGGAAAGTTTGTGACTGCGGGAACATGCTATTGGAGGATGAAAAAGAATGGGGCTAGCGTTAACACGGGCAGCTTTTCGGTTGCAGCGAACACTTATTACACTATTCACGCTTGTTTCTACGATATAAACGTCGGCGATGTTCTGGAGCTAGCCATATGGAGCAGCGTTACGGACGGCTACTGGGACTATAAAGCCTACCAGTGCCAGGTAACCAGAATAATTCCGACTAAAGAACGCACCTTACATAATTTGGTTATTGGAGCTGGAAACGCTCAACCAGTTCTTACACAAGGAAGCTTATGGGGCACAGATGGATCGCCAGTTTATCATGTAAACTGGCAGCTTAGTGGAATTGAAATAAACGGCGGATTATATAATATTCCAGTTCTTTATGTACACTCAACATACGGCTTGTACAGAACTAAATTCTGCGACGCCTCATGGATGAACACCGTTCTTTCCGCCACAAATGCGACTTATAGACCTTACTATCGAAGAAGCGCTTTGCCAAGCACAATAAAATTTAGACTGCCAAAAGGCTAGGGTGTTACTTCTTTGACTGACGTCAGCGAATACGGAGAAATTGTCGGCCCAGTCTTGACGAGTGGGGAAGACAGCGAACCGACAGCCTACTGGAAGACGGCGTCAAAATTCTCGTCGCGGTTGCGGCTCCAATTGTTAAGACGTGGAGCCAAACAGGAATCATAAGCCATGTTTACAGTAGACCTTTCCGAAACATGGAGCTGACACAAACTTTAAGCTTGGCTCATACTTTTGTCCACCACCGTTTCATACAATTAACCCAAGCCTTACAGACGCATCACACATGGACAGTTGAGTATCCAGCTCTAATCCTAAAACAATGGTTCGCAACACTTCAAACAACCCATGTCTTCAGCAGATCTGCACGCATAATAAAACTTCCAATTGGTCTCCGATTATTCCATGCCTATTTTGTGGCTCTTCCAACTATAAAGAAAACTAAACTTTTCCTTGTCATAGGCGATTTAGCCATTCAACTTTCAAGAGATTGAACAGCGAAGCCCTGAATACAGTCTTATAGTTTCTCAAAATTTTTAAATTGAGACTCACAGTAAAGAGGAAGGGGGCTTGTCTTGTTAAATCGAAGTGTCCTTTGGCTATTTTTCATGTTTATATGCATAATGGCTGTGGAGAATAACAATGTTTTGAAAGTTTATGGATGGGGTAACGGCGGCTTTAGCGTAAATCCCTATAACCCCGATTATGGCACACATGACTGGATTGCTGAACACGCTTTGGGCGAACTCTAGCCCATTCTCTGTTAGGTAGTAAACCCTGCGTTTATTCTCTTCTACGCCTCTAAGCCAACCTGCACTTTCCATGGCATAAAGGTGAGAGTAAACAGTTCCAGGACTTGGGAGAAAATGGAACTGTTTGTGGATGTATTTGATGGCTTCATAGCCGCTGAAACAATCTCCGTTGCCGCTCATGGCAAGCAAGATAAAATCCATAAAGCTGTTGATAATTCTCTTCTCAATTTCCCTCAAAAGACTACGCTCTTTACTCCCCATAGACGTTTGAATAATCTCTCCCTCCAATTATTTCGGAGGGTTACGTCAGAATCCTTATTTAAATTTTATTCAAAAGTTGAACACGACGCGGCTAAGAGATTAAACCATCATAAAGATGTTGACAACAAAATCCTCGCAGAACTACTGAAGAACGCTAGATTAAGCGACAGGCAACTAGCCAAAAATCGGGATTTCACAACCAACCGTAACCAGAAGAAGAGCAACTATTGAAAACGAATTAATTGATGGATACATCGTAATCCCGAAATGGGCGGAGCTTGGATACGAAATACTCGCAATAACCTTGGTTAAAATTAAGCATGAAATTGCATCAAGCGAAAACGCTGAAAAATTCGTGATGAGTCAATAAACTGGTTAATGCGCCACCTAAACATCATCATGTCAGGTGCTTGCAGAGGAGACGTGGACGTCTTCATGATTACACTGCACAAATCGTTCACGGAATATGACGAGTTTATGCAAAAGCACATACGAGAAATGGGGCAGTATATTAAAGACGTATGCTCTGTTCTCGTAAACCTTGCTGAAAAGACCTTTTGAAACCACTCCACCTAAAATACCTAGCAGAAAACCCATAAAAATCTCTTTTACAAAAAGGATTATTAAAAACTGATTTTTCATTAAATAAACCTAAATTCTATTTTTTATTCGTGAAAATTGCTTAAATCTAGCCTTTCCCCTTTCTGGTTTGGAGGTTTAGGCTATTTGGCAACCGTTACACCCGACGATGTTCGAGATGTTCTAAACCTAAGCAGCACAGACATCCCAGACGACAAAATCGCTAAAATGATTAAGCGGGCTGAGGTTACGCTTGAACTTGAACTTGTAAAAGAAATAGACTATGGCGAGTGCACAGAAGCGGAGAGAGAGGCTATAACGGTTTTAGCCGCCATATACGCAATCTGCTACTTAACGGGCGGCTCGGCAGTGGGCTTAAACTTCAGCGTAGACGACCAAAACATTTCTGTTTTAAATAATGTTCCCCCGCTGGATGTTCTACAGAAGGAGCTTGAAAGGCTTATTGAAAACTTGAAAAAACCGTATATTGGGAGCGTGTAACCTCTTTGGGAACCGTTCCAGAAAGCTATTATGAATTCGTTATGGATTATGCGCCCTACGTTTACGTGACTCCACCAAACACTCCAGACCCGGAATGGGGACGCGCAGCTTTCGCCGCAGACTTCCTCTATGAAGCTTATTTTGCTAAACAGTTTGAAAACCGCAAAACAGAGATTTACAATAAAATTATGAGTCTTGCAGATTGGATTTTAAAGCAGCAATGCACAAACTCGGCGAAAAAGGCTTACGGCGGGTTTAAATCAGCCGAAAAAAGCACATACTATTACGCGATAGACGCTTGCCGAGTAATACCGTCACTTTTAAAAGCTTACGAACTGACAAACGATATCGGCTATTTGGATGCTGCCAAACTTGCTGCTGGCACATTCCTAAAAACCATGCAAGACCAACAAGCTTATGGCGGTTTCGCAAGAGCCGTTGACATAAGCGATAACTGGCTTCCACAGTTGGATGTGGAATGCCTCTATGGACTTATGGGCTTAAAAATGCTTGCTGAAAAATACGATGTGGCAAACGCAAGCCTTTACCAAAATATGATGAGTAAAGCCGTTAGTTTTCTGCGTGAAGGTTTTGAAGGGATTTGGCTTTATTTTGACCCTTCGGACGGCATATGGCATAGGGTTGGCTTAGCGGAAAACGAGATTTACGATGACCCGTTTGCTTACGCGCTTGTTGGCTTGTATGCTTATGAGGGCTGGAGCCCTTCATGCCGCAAAGTTTACGACTTTATCAACAACATTAGAGCTTCAGCACAATATCCCGCTTATAATTCGGCTATTTGCTGGGCTGGCTACATAGATGTGGTTTCTCGCTGTCCAGCCTGCGACTATTATGATGTTGTTACAAGCGGAATCCTTTGGCGGATACGCCGAAACCATGACAAGCCAAGCCTAGCCTTCAGCAAACAAATCATGGAAAAGCATCAAAACGAGTTCATGTTCTGGGGCGTTAAGCATTCAGACTATAGCCCTGTCGAGAACAAGTGGGCTATGGCAACGGTTTGCTGGCTTGCACAATTGTTTCTAAACTATGAAGAGCCCTTGACGCGTTTCACGCAGATTTTGCGTTCAAAAGGCGAAACAATAACGTTTTACCCCATAGTAGAGGCTGGCGAAACCATCAGTTACGGAGAAGGCTTAGAAATCAAAGCCATAGTTTCGCCGACAAGAAACAACGAATTGCCAATCGAGCCTGGCTATGTAATCAACGACTACATAACAGTTTATGCTTTTGCGCCTTTGAGGCAGCATGACAAAGTTAGGCGGAAAGGCAGCGACTACACAGTTTTAGGTGTTCAAGCTTTCGAGTGGAAGGGTGAAACAGCATATTTTAAGGCTAACTGCAGGAGGCTGGTGGGCACATGAGCGAAACGGAAAGTCCAGTTGACACGGTTATCAGGCTTCTAAGCCAAAACATGCGCGTGGTCAAAAAAGACGGTTCACTTGCCTCCATAGTTGTCAGCCGAGAATGGGTTGACCGCGAACTATTCAAAAACGTTGATGGACAAGTCACAGTTGGTCTGGCGGAAAGCCGAGACACAAAAATCGAAATGAGCGGTAGGCTTCGTAGGCGTGTCGGCAGCTTACGCGTTAATGTTTGGGGTCAAGATTCTTACATCCGCCAGAAAATGGTTGAGGAAGTAAACCGAATTGTAAGGCAGAACCGCAACAGTCCAGGAGGCAACATATCCTATCTGGATGTTGTTTCTTACCGTGACGTTGACCGCGTAGACCTTAAACCCTTCATCTACTGCACGGAGTTCACCCTAAAATCATGGTCCTTCGAGGACATTGGAGGTGTTTTCTAAATGCCCGCAACATATGGAGCGCATGAAACCCGTATCTACTACGTGGTAGAAGAAGCCTACGGACAGACGCCAGCAAACCCCACAATGATTGGCATACCAGCAGAAACCGTAGAACCCGCTGTCAACCCCTCAAACATTAAGGTTCGCGGAGTAGGAAGCATCGACTTGCAAACAATAAAGAAAGGCTTGAGAGCCCCGAACCTAAAGGTTAGTTATCCTTTGCCGAGTGAAGCGCCAATAGCCTTTCTACAATGGGCAAAAGTGGAGCTGGATAAGTCATTAAGCATTCAAGTGCTCTACTACAAAGACGCATTCGCCTCCGCAACAGACATAATATCGCTTCTTTACAAGGGATGCAAATTCCATAAATTAACCGTTGAATGCAGCGTAGAAGAAATCATAAAGGCAACAGCCGAACTGATTGGGCAAAATCTAGAGGTTGGAACAAGCAAAATCACGAGTGCAACATACGCAGAGTATGCCGGAGCAGTTCCATTCTACGAAAGCTATGTGAAAAAGGACACTGCAACACTTGACCGCGTAACAGACTGGAAATTCACAATAGAAAATAACCTAAAAGCCGTGCCAGTAGTCCGCCAGACAAACGGAAACATCATCAAATACTTGCCGCACAGACACCGAAACCTAACAGGCGAATTAACCTTAGAATTTGAAACAAAAGAGGAGTTTGAAGACGTGATAAACGATGCAGAATTCAGCCTCGAATTCGGTTTAGGCGCAGCAAACAAGGCTGTCTTCGGCAACTGTAAATGGGAAAACGTGACGTCGCCAACACGCATAGAAGAACTTGTCTCATGCAAAGCCTCCTTCACAGCAAAAACAGTTTCCATAACCTAAAAAGTGAGGCGTTCTAAAATGCGAAAACAAGTTTTAGAAATCGACCAAAGATTCGGAGAGGAATACGCTGGAAAATACGTTTTCACAGAACTAAGCTGGGCTAAAAGAAACCGCATAATCCAAAAACACACAAAATACTCTCCAACCACAGGGCAAGTCCTAAACAGCGACTATGTAACAATCCAAGCAGAAACTATAATGGCTTCACTAAAAGAACAGCCACCACACAAACCCATAACACTGGAAAAACTGCTAAGCGAAGACCCGGAAAAGGGCATACCCGTAGAACTGGGCGAACTATTCAGCCAAACTGTGAACCGCCTAAACAACGTTAGCCTTGAAGAAACTGCTTTTTTATCAGAGCCATCCGCAGACAAAAACCAAACCATGTGCTCACAGAGTTCCGCCTATGCAAAGAGTTCGGTTGGACACCGAGGCAACTCGCAAAACAGCCAGCAAAAACAATTCAGCAATTCATCGTCATCCTCAAAGAGCTAGACCGTCAGGCAGAAGAGGAAAAAGCTAAAGCAGAGCGTGAAACGCGATGACTATTGAAATAACATGCGACATGGAAGGTGTAGAAGAGTTTAAACAAGCCATGCAACAGTTCGACGCAAACATGCAAAATCAAGTGCAAAAACAACTGGAAAATTGGGCGGCAGAAGTTCGAGCCCTAGCCAAACACCTATCTCCAGTAAGAACTGGAAATTTACGAAGCAGCATCTACACAAAAATAAGCGATTGGATGGTGGAAATAGGCGCTGAAGCCACCTACGCCCTATTCGTTGAGTTTGGAACACGCTATATGCAAACCCGCCCCTACCTTTACCCCGCAATACAAGAACATCTTCCAAGGTTTGAGACTATCATTTGCAAGGCTATCGACCAAGCAAAAGCGGAGGCTGGTCTGCCATGAGTTTCCGTGAAATTGCCGTAACAATCCGCGCTGTCAACCGGGCGAGCAGCGAGTTTGCCAGAATCCAAACAGACGCTGAAGCCCTAAGCATACGCATAAAAAGCCTCGGCGCCGCCATCGCGGGTTTAGGAGCTACTGGAACAGCTATTGGGCATATAGCCCACCAGTTCGGCTTGTTAAATGATGAGCAAGCCCGCGTATTCAACACTGCCATGACTGTTGTTTCGGTATTGGGCATGTTTATGCGCACAAGCCTAGGCGTAGCCGTAGCCCAAAAGGTTTATGCTGCCGCTTGCTGGGTTGCCACAGCGGCTCAGAACGCGCTTAACATTAGTTATGCAACTTTCCTGGCTTTGACGGGTGTGGAATAGGTGTGATAATTGCGGCTGCTGCAGCCGTGGCTTATTTCGCTAGTCAAATGAACGCTGCCACCGCAAGCGTGCAAAGCTTCAACGAAGCTGCTGCTGAACTGCCTGAAAAAAGCCGCAGTATTCGCAGGGCAGGCGAAGAAGAATTTTATAGACGGGGTGTGGAATAGTCCCTTGAGCGTCCAAATTCCAAGGGTCGCGGTTGCTTTTGGTTCTTATGGTATTCCGCAGGGAGATATAATTGACTTAAAGGTGTATTTGGGCTGCACAAAAGAGGTTAGCAGCTTTGAACTGCTTTTGCAAAACTGGGATGGAAAGTATAGTCCAAACGGAGTTTATCCGCTTAACGTTGGCATGGACGGAAGCATAAGCATAAGCATTGGAAGAGGCGCAAGCGTTCCACAAATCATCACTTGCCGAATTGAAAGCGTCAAATACGAATCTACGCCTACTGAGCATTACATTCGTGTTAGTGGAAGATGCTGGGGCGAACGGCTTTTCCGCAGAGTGTTTACAGGCATTTTTGCGAACATGAAGGGTGAAGACATCGTTAAACACTTGCTTGATTATTATGTCGGTTTAAGCCACACGCGAGACAGCGCAGAGCTTGTTGAGGCTACGGACACAACCTACGCCAAACTTGAGTATCAAGATACGCCCGTTTTTGACATAATCAAATACATTGCTGAGTCAGCGGACAAACAGGGCGTTATAGGCTACGATTTCCGCGTAGCGCCAGACGGAAAATTCGAGTTTTTCCCACGTTTAAGTAAGACAAGCAGCGTCAGCCTCTCAGAGCGTATAGAGGAATACGAGTTTCGCAAGGACGTTCATGGCGTACGTAACAAAATAACTGTTTATGGCGCTGCGGACAAAAGCGTTCCTTTGGATAAGGATGCTTGGACCGAGAGCCTCACGCCTTCTGATGGTGTTTGGAGCTCCAGCGCGGGCGAAGTAAGCTTGGACACGGCTACTAAGGTTAGGGGTTCGGCAAGTATCAAAACCTATGCTGAAGGCCTATACTATGCTGGGTGTATTTTCACTTTAAACGGTGGGAAAGAGGTTAACGCGAATCTTTATCCCGTTTTGAACTTTTGGCTTATGCTTGGAGATGCTTTCAGTGGAAGCGTTAGCCTAAGCCTCTATAATCAGAGCAGCGACTATTGGATGCTTCACAACTTTGATGTTGGTAAGGGGAAGTGGTATCAGAAGCAAGTGAAAGTCGGCGAGAAGAACAGCGATTTATGGACGTTGGTTGGCACGGGCACGTTTGATTGGACGCAGATTAAGCGGGTTAGGGTTGACTACTGGTTCCAAGGCGTTGGCACGGGCAGTTTCTGGCTTGACGGCCTGTTTTTCGGCGGGCGCAGGTACAGCAGCACACAAGAAGATGCCAATAGCCAATCGGCTTATGGGCTTCGCGAGTTGGTGGATGTTGACGAGGAGCTTTACAGTGACAACGAATGCATGTTAAGGGCTAAAGCTTTACTCGCCCACTTGAAAGACCCGGCGGAATATTTGACGATTAAAAGCACGGTTATAGATTATGGTGATACGCCTCTTTTGCCGGGAGAAATGGTTCACGTGACATTGCCGAATGAGGGTGTGGATGCGGATTACCGCATTTTAAGCGTGGAATATCATGTGGATGCGCGGATACAGACTTTGGGAATAACTTTGGAGTTGGGACGCGAAACGCCTTTTTTGGCTGACTACATTTATGCTTTGAAGAGTAAAACGGGTCATTTGAGTAGGTATAAGGTGGCGAGGTTGGTTTAGGGCTTTGGATAAAAGTGCAAGGCGGACTGTTGTTGAAGTTCGCGAGGATTTGCATAGGGCGGTTAGGCGTTTGGCTTTGTTGAATGACTTGCGTATTTATCAGCTTGTGAACGCTATTATTGAGGAGTTTTTGAGGGATGAGGGGCGTGTTAAAGCCTTAATTAAGAGTTTGAGGGTTAAGGGGAATATTTCTTAAGTTTGTATGGGCTTAATTATTTTGGATGCGGTTATGTGTGGTTGGTGTAGGTTGAAGCGTGAAGAGCGGGTGAATTTGGCGGTTAATATGAGTGATGTTTGCATTAGGGTTTGTGCTGACGGTGTTAGGGATCAGAATCCAAGTATAAGCGAAGAAGAGCTTATTGAGCGGGTGAGGGAGCGGCTGATGTTTGATAGGCGGAGGAAGGGGGGTGTTTAGAATCTGGA